ATATGAAATTTAAAAACAGGTAATCAGATATAACGGTATCACCAGGAAACTGAAAAGATATTTTACTTTCGTTTAAATTATTTGGGTTTTGTTTTCCGTTCTGATAACGTCTTTGGACATTACCATTTTTATCAATAATTTTGATAAATGTTGTGATAGCAGTGAGACTCATATACCTATCTTAGCTCTGGAACTTCTTGAGTTTTTAAGAGTATTTAATGTGCGTGACTGCCCTAAAGTAGCACCTTGTTTTGCAGCAGCATTTATTATCTGCGGAACAGAATCTTTTGGAACGTATTCATCTCCATTAAAGTTAAGAACAGGGCCAGTGTATTCAACGATTGTACTACCAGAAGAACCTGCAACTGTACCAGACGCACCAGAACCACCTGGGATTACAGCACCACCTCTGGCACCTGCGGAATATCTAGCCATCGCACCATCCATTTTAGATGCAGGGATTATATATTCTGGTTCGCCACCTTCTCCAACCATTCCAAGTGTAGGAGAATTTACAACACCGCCATAAGCATAGCTAGAAAGGTTTGCACTAGGTAGATCTAATCCAGGAGTAGAAAAACCAGATTGGGGTAGATCTAATCCAGGAGTAGAAAAACCAGATTGGGGTAAACTTAATTGAGGAGTAGAAAAACTAGATTGATTTACACCAGGTAAAGGTATTGACGGTCCAGGAAATAAAATCCTACTAAATAAAGCTCCAAAAGCTCTATTTAAAAATATTGAGCCTAATTGTTTAGCTATATTAGATAAACTTTGACTTAAAGTTTGAGTTCCAAGAATTAATCCTTGAATAGCATTAGTCATTCCTACTGCTAAAATATCTTTTATTTGAGTCTGTAATCTTAATTCATCTTTTAACTGATCTATTTTGTTTAAATTATTTAATTGTTGTTGTTGTTCTATAAGTAACTGTTCTCTCTCCTCCCGTGTTATATTTTTTAAAGTATGTTTTATTTGGTCATAATGTTTAGAAATTTCTAATCTATTCTTAGCTTCTTGCTCTCCTATTCTTAAAGCATTTTCTAAAAATTCTATTTGTTGTTCTTGTTGTTCTGTTTTTCCAACAAACAAAGGTTTGATTGTATTTGCAGCTTCGGCAGTAACATTAAATTTATCTTGTAAATCTTTTGTCGCTGGCTTAAAAGTTTTATTAGCTATTTTTAACAAGGTTTGAAGTAAATCCATAATCCCTGTTGCATTGATAATTCTTGCAAGAGTTGCACCTAAATTAGTTAATAATTTATTAAATTCATTTGCAACTGCTTGAAAATCTTTGCCAAAAGTTTTTAAAGCTTGAACTCCTCCTTGTCCTATTTCTCTAGCTAGAGTTGCTGTTGCAACTTTTAAAGCTTCTTGTTTTCCTGATAATTGTTCAATTAAACGTATTCTTTCTCCTTCTGCTGTTCCTGCTAAACCAACAGATTTTGTAAGTTTATTAATATCGGCAGTAAATGGATTAAGGGCCTTTCCTAGTTCACCTACTCCTACTACTGCTTTTCCTATCATTGCAATCGCAGCAGTAGCAGCAATAGAACCAGCAAAACCACCGCCAGGTGTAAATCGTTCACCAAGGCCACCACCTATACCACCAGCTAAAGCCTGAATAGGTCCACCACCAAATAACAAAGGAAAACCAGCACCAATAGCAGCACTTGATATAATTCTGTCTCTTCTTTTTTTACGATCAGTACTACTACCTTGAGATTGTTCAAGTTTCTTAAGTTGTTTATCAACTTGTATATTATTTTCTTTAGCAGTTCTTAATTGATGATCCTTAATATGTGAATTAGTTTGGTCTAATTGATTTATTAATTTTAATTTATCAGCTTGGTTAATTATAGACTCATATATCTTGTCTTGAATTGCTAATCTCTGAGTTTCAACAGAACTAACTTTATCCTGATAACTCTCTCGTTGACGAAATGCTTCAGGACTATTTAACGATACAAACCTACCACTTGCATTACCAGGTCCTCTTGGCATCCGAGTGCTTTGACCCATTAATTGAGCTTCATTTAGTTGAATATTTACTTCCGCAATACGATTTTCAAGTAACTTAAATTCTCGACTATTAATATTTACCTTATTTTTTAAAACTTCTAATCTAGATATATAGTTATTTAAACCATCTATGGATTGTGTTATATCTTTTGCTTTTATTGTATTTTGTACTAAGCCTTCCCTTCCTCCTAAACCTCCTCTTGAGCCGAGAGTACGACTTTGATCTCCTAATCGTTTATTTCTATCTTGAAATAAGGCCTGTTCTCCTCTTTGTACAGCCTGAAGTGTAGATGTATATTCTGAATTGCTACGAGATAAACCTTTTAACCTGTCTCTTAATGCAGAGACTTGTGTATTCATTTTATTAGCAGAACCAGTAAATCCTCTTTGTGCTCCATCGGCTTTAGATAATTTTTGCACATATTCATTTAAAGCTGTATTTGCCTTATTTAAAGCTTTAATAGATCTTTCAACTCCTTTTGATACTAAGACGTTTCCATCTTTATCTGTTGGAATTTTTCGTTCTCCAGTAGCTGTATTTCTTCCTGTACCTCTAATATTTCTTGTTCTTGATCTAACACGATTTAGTTGTAAACCTGTTTGGTTTATTTTTTGTACTTTTCTTTGTATAAGACCTAATTCTTTTGCTAACTTTTTTAAATCTCTAAGATTCGTATATATAAATAACGTTTTTTGATAATCAGCAGCCACTGCTTTTTAAATTACTATTGTTTATATATTAAACTAAAATATACAATTTACCTACGTCTACGAGCTTTTTCTATTTCTTTTTCTTGATCTTCATTTAAGACTTGAAAATAAGCACTCCAACCTAAAACTTCTTCTAATGTCATCTGTCTTACCTGAGTAAGACTCATGCCTAACTCTTTTGCAATACCAAACTGCAACATCATTAAATTATCTTTTCGCAGTTCAGCACTTAATCTTTTGGGTCTAGAGGTTCTTGTTCCTCCTGAATAATACTTAACATTAATTTTTGTAAATCAGAATCTCTTACTTCATTCTTCAATACATCTATTTCACCTGACTGAAATAGTTTCTCTCCATTTTCATCCTGTGCTTTTGTTAACAATAAACGTAAAGCAAATTCGTTAGCATCATCAGACCTTGCCATTTTTTGTGCTTTTTCTTTTTCAGCTAATGTAAGAGGTGTTACCCACATTTCAAATACAGTTCCATCAGATAATGTAACTTCTTTTTTTGTAGCTTCTAAGTTTGCAGCCTTACGCAAACGATCTATCGCTCGCATAGTTTTGGTTGATGCCATAAAAATAATATTATTACTATATCAGTCTAATTCATATCTACAATAAACTCAACCTTTTATGCAGCAGCAGAGAAATCAAATGTTGGTTGTGAAGCAGGTCTAAATTCTACTGTTACAGATTGTGCATCATCTGGATTAACATTCATTGCAGCAGAAGTTAATGTTGCATCAAACTCAATAAATCTACTTAATGTGTCACTAACAGAACCACCAGTAAATACTTGATCTATATATAGTTTTAACGATGCACCAACTTGCTGTCTTTGCAATACGTCTTGCACCATACGATTAACAAGAGCAGTATCTTCATTTGTCATATAAGCAGTAGCAGAACCTGTACCATCACCAAAACCTGCAATATATTTTCTAAATGGAACAAATTGTGTTGGAGTACCACCAATAGTTGTTACATCTATTTCTTCTCTAGATATTTCAAATGTCCATTCTCTAACCTGTGAAACGCTAGTAAAATCTGCATAAGCTACCTGAAACTCATTTGGAGATGCTGCTGTACCAACATCAGTAATATTTAATGCTGAACCACCAGAAGTCGCTGACACCTGTAATGCTCCTGTTGTGGCTGTATATGCAATCACATAAAAAGTATCAGAAGTGGTCAACCCTGCTGGTAATGTACCCGTTCCAGATCCACCAGTTTGAGAGTTAATAACACTGAACTTAACAGGATCTCCTACTTTAAAATTTAAATAAGTTTCAACAGTGATAGTTTCAGTTCCAATATTTACACCAGCCGTACCAAAAGTACCTTTAGTACCAGCAGGTTTATAATATAAAGCTCCAGATGTTCCAGATAGACAGGTTACAGCCATGATTCTTAAAAAGAATTGTATATCCTATACATTAGCGTGTTTTTTGCATTTTGTTAATTATAAAACAGTAGCAAAATAAGAAGTATCTATTCTACCTTCAAATAAAGGAGGATTTTCTGTAGTAGAAAATGTTGGTCCACTAATATCACCCGTTCTAAAAAATACTCCAGAATTTGTTTTTGCAGTAGCATTTAATGTTTCTATTACATTAACAGCAGTAGTTATTAGTGTCTGATTTCTTGCAGGTCCTTTACCTTTTTCACAATAAACACGAATAACGATTGCACCTCTGGCATTATCAACACTAGAACCTAAAGTTACTTCATTTGTTATTCCAAAACTAACATCTACTCGTACATATTCTGTAACACTACTTAACGGAGCAGCAGTAATATTGTCAAAAAATACTGGAACTGAAGGAGATAAATTTGTAAAGGCAGTAAGAAGAGGATTTTCTATTGCTGCTCTAATTAATTGATAATTCATAAATTTTTAATTTCTAAATTTTAAACCTCTATTAGCACCTGTTTTTAAACTATTATTAGCTCGACCATCTTGTATAAAATTTACATACCAATTTAATGGTGCGGTTATTTGTGAGCCACCTCCACCCAAAGCAATATCTCCTCTTAATGTTTCTACATCGTGATCTCTTGTTCCAGATTTAGCATTTCCTGATGGACTTCTACTTTTCCCTGATCTTGGAAAGTTTGGCCTGTTAAATTTACCAGGTTGTAAATCCATAGCATAAGGTGCATATTCGGATTGATTTACAATTTCATACTTTGCAACTCGACCAGCTTCATTTTTATTTACTGCAAGTTCTGGAATATTATTAAGTTGATAAGGATAAGAACCTCTACCTCCACCAGATGCACCACTTCCCAAAGGAATTGCAACCCATTCATTTCTAAAATGACCATCCCAATACGGCCCTGCTTTAGCTAATGCGTTTATCACTTCTAAAGCAGCATCTCTAGCTGCATCGTTTGCTTCTTGAATCATATCTTCGGTCATAAAACGAGCATCTCTTCTTTGTGTTCCAAAGTATCTTCTTCCTTTTTTAGAATAAATTGCCATTACTGCACCTTCACTGATAATGAATGATATACAGGTTTATCTCCCCTGTATGTCTTAACTGATATTATTTTACCTTCTACTGTAGAACCTGCTTGAGTATATTGAATACGATCTGCCTGTGTTGGATAATAGTCACCCAATTCTTCTGCACCAATCAATACTGTTATACTCGTGCCTTGCAATATGCCATCAGTTTCATTTGAATTAACAACAGATATAATTCCTTTTACAGTTACATTTGTATCAGATCCTGTAACAGCACCAGTTGTAGGATTATATGTACGAGGTGTTGTTGTTTTGATATAAGTTATATTCTGACCAAATTGAGATAAAACTTGTGTCGGAATACTTTTAAAAATATCATCTATTGCTGCCATATTATCCC